TAGATGAGCACTCGAAGACAATATAGAAAATCAAAACCATACCCTCAAATGTATGTTGTAGTTAACAAACGCGGAGAAGTGTTTACAGGTTTTTCAAATGGACAAATCCAATGGTCGTATGATTGGAATGAAGCAAAACCTTTGTTTAAAGAAAACACAACTCGTTTATTACAAGAACATTTTGAATCTGAATTAATTAAAGAAGAAGAAATTATATGAACCACCCAGACCCTAAAAAACACCAGACAGTCAGTTTTTTAAAATCCGCTGTTAGAATTACTGGTTACGTAGCTTTACCTTTTGGTATTGGACTAGGAGTAACTATTTTAGTTATTAGTGAACTTATCGGAATTATAGAAGAATTAGTATGAAACAAATATTTTATTTTACAAGTCTAGGCTGTGTACCCTGCCAGACATTTAGTCCAATTATGGATAGAGTATCAAAAGAGATTCCTGTAGAAAAAATCACTACAGACTATGAAATTGACAGAGCTCGTGCCGCAAATGTATCAAGTGTTCCTACTGTAGTATTAACTCAGAATGGACAAGAAATTCGTAGATTTGTAGGTGTTAGAAGTTATGAACAAGTAATGCAATTTATCAATGGGTAGTTTTAGATCAACAAAAGTATTTGATGGGTTCTCAACGGTTTTTCGCCAATGGCGTGCCGAGGGAACCCATTGTTAGCAAGTTTTTACATGGATACGGCGTCTCCGTAAAAATTTGGTTTGAAGGTGAATTAGATGAAAAAAACTGGGTATGGGATTTTGGAGGATTTAAACGTGCTAAAGGTACAATTGATGGAATGAATCCTAAAGATTGGATGACATGGTTGTTAGACCATACAACAATTGTTGCTGAAGACGATCCTCAATTAGAATACTTCCATCATGGTGCCAATATTGGTATTTACCAATTACGAGTTATTCCAGCAGTTGGAGCAGAACGTTTTGCTGAATACATCTATAACAAAGTAAATGATTTTATTTTAGCTGAAACAGATGGTAGAGTAAAAGTAGTTCAAGTTGAATTTAGAGAACATGAAAAAAACACAGCATTTTATAAAGGGTAATTATGGATCATAATAAAGTAACAGAAAAACAATGGCTAATAGATAATCCAGGACGTATTGAGGATTATAGTAAAAAACTACCTATAGTTGAATTATATTATGCTGTTCAATCAGAAGGTTCAAGAGCAGGATATCCTACAGTAGTAGTTAGAACAACAGGTTGTACTCATAGATGTTGGTTTGGAGCTGGAGGATGGTGTGACTCTTGGTATACAAGTATTCATCCTGAAAAAGGACATATTACTTTTAATGATATTATTAAAATGTATGATGAACGTCCTGATATTACAGAGATGATGTTAACTGGAGGTTCACCTACTATGCAACCTGATTTAGTTAATGAATTGACTCATTTTGCAAACGAAAGAGGAATATTCATTACTATTGAAACTGAAGGTTCTCATTTTGTTAAAACTGATTATCCATTAGGTTTAGTATCTTTATCACCAAAGTTTAGTAATTCTATTCCTAAGCTTGATATTAATACACCAATGGGTAAGTTAGTTGACCAAAAAATGATTGACCAACATGAAAAGTTTAGACTTAATTATGATGCTATGAAAATGATGATTGAGTATCATAATGATTATCATCTTAAACCTGTAGTTAATCCTATTGAAATGCCTGAAGTATGGGAAGAAATTAAAGACTTAGCAGCCAAATTAAACATCCCTAAAAACAAAACATGGTTAATGCCTCCAGGAGATACAAGAAATGAGTTAATCAGAGTATACCCAGATGTAATTAGGTTTTGTACTGATAATGGATATCATTTCACAGGTAGAGAACATATTATTGCCTTTGACCAAGAAAGAGCCGTTTAATGGATTTACTATCAACACACCCAGTTAAAAAACTAGATTTAGGCTTTCACGGCAATCTATTCGGCGGCAAATTGCTTAGCTGGATAGATGCCGCGGTTGCTGCTTATGCAATGGAAAAATGCCGCTCACAAAATATGATTACAATAGCCATTGATGAGTGCGTATTTAAGAAACCAGCTAGAGAAAAAAACCTAGTTAAAATTTATGCTGAAATGGCTAAAGTAGGAAACACATCTGCTACCTTTAGAGTAGAGGCAAGAGCCTATAATGTATTTAGAGGAGATGAAGTTACTTTATTATCTACTAATATGACTTTTGTTAGAGTAGATGATGAAGGAATGCCTATTTCAATATCTAAACAAGTAAAAGATCAATTTAACTCTCCTCCATCAAAACTTTAATATTTATAATAATGAACATAACATTTTTTTATACAGATGAATGTGGAAAATGTGCTGAGTTAAAACCTATAATGTCTGAATTTAATAAACATTTAGGAGTTAAAATAATTAACACATATGAAGAAGAATTAATAACAGAGTCTTATAACATACAATGGGTACCTACTTTAGTTATTGAAGATAAAAATGGTAAACATTTATTTGAAGGGGTTGATGAAATTAAAGAAGTTTTAAGAAAATTAATAAAATGATAACTTTATTTACAGAAAAAGAAATTAAAAACAAAGTAGGTGAAATAGCCTATAACATTAAAAAGAAACAACATAATGAACCTCCTGTGTTTATATGTGTTTTAAACGGCGCGTTTATGTTCTTTACGGACTTAGTGAAACAAGTAGGTAATTGCCATATAGACTTTATAAGTGCGAAATCTTACAATGGTACTAAACAGGGTGAAATACGAATTTTAAAATCAATTGATATTGATATTGAAGGAAAAGACGTGTATCTTGTAGATGATATCTATGATTCAGGTAATACTATGAATCGTTTAATCAAACATTTACAATATAATAACCCCAAATCAATCACTCCAGTAACCTTATTTAAAAAACATTATTCAAACACTGAAGATTTAATCTACGGCTTTGAATTAAAAGATGAGTATTTTTTAGTCGGATATGGGTTAGATGGAGAAAATGGATTAAAACGTAATCAAATGTTTATTACAGGTATTATGGCTGAAGATTAATGGTTTTTAGGGTTCATATATTTATAATAAATAAAACCCTAATAACCTTTATGAAAACATGTAATAAATGTAAACAATCAAAATCTCTTGATTTATTTCCCAAAGACAAAAGTAGAAAAGATGGATATGCTTATAGATGTTCTGAATGTAAAAACAACGAAATAAAAGATTATACTGAAAAAAATAAAGATATTCTTTCTCAAAAAAGAAAAGGTAAGTATAATGAATATTATAAACAAAGATATCAATCCCAAACTTCTGAACAAAAACAACATTTTAGAGAATATTTAAAGGAATGGAATACTAAGGAAGAAAATAAAGAAAAAAGAAAAAAATATCAAAAAGAAATATATAGAAAAAGACCTCAAAATAAAATACTAATCCATTTAAGAAAAAGAGTAAACGATTTTATAAAAGGAGTAACTAAAAAACAAAAATATTTAGACTTATTAGGTTGCTCATCTGAGGAATATAAATTATATTTAGAAAAACAATTTGATAAAAATATGAATTGGGGTAATTATGGGACATACTGGGAGATAGATCATATAAAACCACTAAGTCTTTTTAATATGGAAGATTGGGTTGAAGTTAAAAAAGCATTTCATTTTACTAATACTCAACCTCTTTCAATAACAGAAAATAGAAAAAAATTAAATAAATATTTTGAAAACTAAACTTGGCTATTTACCAGAAGATTAATATATTAAAATAAGTTATGGATAATAAAACATTTAAATTAGATTTAGAAGTAGTTAAACAAGGATATGCAAATGGAGTTGCTCCTGGTTTTCCTTTAACTGAGGAAGAAAAATGGGAAATGGTTGATAAAGCAACTGAAGCCTATGGTCAGTTTTTAGATGCTTTAGGATGTGATTGGAGAAATGATCCTAATTCATCAGATACTCCTCGAAGAGTAGCTAAAGCGTATGTCTTTGATTTATGGAAAGGTAGATACGATTCTATGAGTGACATTACCTCATTTCCATCAGATGGTTATGATGGTATTGTTATTGAACGTAATATTCCTCTTACATCAATGTGTTCACATCACCACCAAACAATTGGAGGTGTAGTTCATATTGGTTATGTAGTAGGTGAAAATGGTTCTGTAATTGGTTTAAGTAAATTAAATCGTATTGTAGAACATTTTGGACGTAGAGGTGCTATTCAAGAACAATTAACATCTGCTATTCATCAAGCGGTAGATAAAATTTGTGAAAACAATAAAGGTGTTATTGTCACTGTAGTTGCAACTCACTCATGTGTATCATGTAGGGGTGTAAAACATCAAGGAGCATCTATGGTTACTACTAAAGCATCTGGAGTATTTCTACAGAATGAAAATCAAGCAAGAAAAGAATTCTTCGACAGTTTAAAAATCAATAACGGAGGTCATCAGATTTAATAAATAAATGGCGTCTCGACAAGGGACGCCATATTTATTATCGATGATAGGAATTTATAAAATTACAAGTCCAAGTAATAAAGTTTATGTAGGACAATCTACAAACATTGAAAAACGATGGAGTGGTTATTCAACTAATAAAAAGAAAATGAAAGAACAAACTAAATTGTTTAATTCTTTTAGAAAATATGGAGTTGATAATCATAAGTTTGAAATAATAGAAGAATGTGCTAAAGATAAGCTAAATAATAAAGAAGTTTATTGGATTGAATTTTATAATTCTGTTAATGCTGGATTAAATGTTTCAAAAGGAGGTCATTATTTTTGGGAAGTGAATAAAGGAAAAAAACATAGTGAAGCTACTATAGGAAAGATGAAAGAATGGTGGGCTGAAAATGCTAAACCACGTTCATTAGAAACTATTCAGAAAATAACTCAAACTAAAAAACAAAATCCTAGAAACACTACTCCAGAATTAATTGAAAAATACAGACAAACTTCAACTTCAAAAAAACCAATTTATCAATTTTTAATAAATGGAGATTTTGTTAGGGAATTTGAAAGTATAAATGATGCCTCTAGATCATTAGGAATACGAAACGATGGAATATCAGCTTGTTTAAGAGGATTACAAAAATCTTCAGGAGGTTTTATATGGAAATATAAAGAAATTTAAAAATAAATTTGGCTTTTTAAGATCTTGTTCGTATCTTTAGAGTATAGAAAAAATAAAAGTTATGAGTAATAATAAACAAACACACAAATAAATAAACATATGTACACACTAAGAACATGGAGAAGTAACTCCGAAGAAACAAATCAATGGATTGGCGACAATTTTAGAATCGTCATGAGAGAAAACAATGAAGAAA